CCGTGGCTCACGGCCCACCATCCATGCTGGCAGGAGATAAGATGCGAACTCTGACTTCGTGTGCCTTGGTGGCATGTTCACGATTAGTCTTGTTATCTCTCCTGTTGCAAGTTTATTAAATTTATCTGCTATGTGTCTATGGTGGGAGCCTTCAATAAAATCGGGCCACATACATTTGACAAAAGAAAGAAAGTCATCTTTAGCTTTGTTCTGTATCTTTTTTTCAGCGTGCATCACTTGCAGCTGTTTAAATTTTCTACGTACGTCTGCAGGTAGTTTACTTATATCTATATTATTCAAATTCATTTAAAATTTTTAAAAAATTTTTTGCATCACATTTAAGATGTTCAACATGTTTTTACCAGCTAAAACTCTGTAAATCAAGCAATACAACCTAGAGTAGTGGGACCCCTTTTACAAAAAAAGGGGGATAGGGTAAAAAAAATTAACGATGTTTGGGATTGGTTTGGGACCCATGGCGCGTTAGCGCCATGGGTTAGAGAGTTAGTTAGCCCAAGTGTTAAGGGCGTCTTTTTTAATTAGGATAGCAGGACCAACAACAAAGTCATCACGACCTGTGATGTAGTTGTCATTGTCAAATGTTGCTTTCCATAATTTAGTTGCCTCTTCGTTTAAAGGTAAGCCAATTAACTTGCCCTCTTCATTGAGTAGTAATAAATCTCCATTAGGAAACTGAACACACTCAACCATACCACCTACAAACTTTGAAACCTCTTTGTATTGTGGCTCATCTTTTTTATTCTCGATGATTTTAAACTCAGATGCTTTTGTGTTTATGTCTGTATTTGTCATATCCTATAATCTCATGGATTGGAGTTATTGTCAACCTCTTTTATTTCTGTATGCCACCAACCATAGTCATTCTGTTTTCTTACAGGATTCTCGATTGGTGTTTCGAGCGCCTCGGTTCGTGGATGTAATGCAATAAACTCCTCAATATGTTTTGTAATAAAATCATGCATACAAGTCTGGTCGCAAAAGTATTTCCATACTGTTCCGGCTCTATAACTATTTACTGCAAACTTAATTGTTCTTAAAACCTTAGAGCCTTTGACACCACGAACTCTTGTTGTTGTTTTACGTTCATGGCACTTCGGACCATGGCACCATTGGTAATCCATTAGTGCCTCACTTTCCAACTTGTAGTTGCCGTTCTATATCCGTGACTATCTAAGTCATAATAAACATAATAAGGGACACCTTGTTTTGATGTACCATATCTAGATTTATCATCGTGTTTTCCTCTTCTTGTTATGTGCTTCTTATGTTTAGAAGCCCAATAAGTTATGTAAAATGTTTTAGTCATATTTTTATTTCTCTCTTTCTGCCCTATCCTACAATAAGTAGGATAGGGTTGTCAACTGTTAATTTACAGATTGTTGTTGCATTTGTTTTCTAGCAAAAGCTATCTTCTCATCTCTTGAAAGAACTTTTTTATCCTCCAAAAGACTAGCCAGATTGTCTGGTGAATAAATTGATAGAGCCAAACTAGAACTCTCGTTCATCATTGTTTCATTTAAAACAACCCCAACATTATCTGCAAGTCCTTTTGCTTGGTCAAATGTTCTGTAAGATTTTAAACCTAATCTTAAAATCTTCATTTTGCCCTCAACATAAGAATACATTTGTTGATGTTCTTTGATTACATTATCTGCACTTGAATTATACATCTTAAAGAAATTCATAGTATTCTCATCAACCCTATAATTTCTTGAATGACAATAACTAGAACCGATTGTCCAAAGTTTGAAATCATTTTCCCACTTTGATTTAGGTGTAGTTATAGATTTATCATCATTTGAAGATGTATTGAAACCCAAAAATTTATTTACTGCACTTTCATCATTATAATATTTTGGATTTCTTTTAGAGTAGTCATCATTGATTGATAAATGAAAGTCAGGATTTAATCCTTTTGCTTTCAACTCATCACGATAATATGCTCTTGCAAAATTTCTGCCCATATTAAATCTAATATGAACTTCATCAGATGTTTCATACTCTCTGCCCTCATCATCAACTTTTGTAATTGGTCTTGAAACATAAAAACAATTATCTTCATACAATTCGCCACCTGCTCTATTGTATTTTGAAATCATCTTTCTAATTGTGTCAACATCTTCCTGTGGTTGATGAAATCTTACAACTTGATTTATCTTTTCTTTTGCTTTCTCTCTCATCAAGTCATATTGCTCTTTTGCCTGTATCAATTTATCTTTTACTTTATCTTCATAAAAAGATTGAAATTGGTCGGCAATTACTTTTCGCTTTTCTGCGTTAAGTGTTATCTTCTTTTCTTTAGTCATTATACCTCTTTCTTGGTTATTTATTTTATTTTGCATAAATGTTTTTTAGCACTTGACAATAGGATAGTCAAGGACTATATTTGATTAACTTAATTATATGTCATTAAAGAGTTAACCGATAATAATTAAGTTGGGACAACTACAGGTTGTAGCACGTCACACCGACACTAGTCCGTCTTCGTGTTATTGGCCTGTACTGACCCCTGGTCCAGCGATAAAGGAAACCAGATAAGTAGCGATTATCGAACCGCGCTGGTTGGACCTGGGGTCAGTCAACAGGTTAAGCCCTGATGCATCGGTAAACAATTGCCGCCGGGCTTCACTTAAGATTATGCTGTTGACTGGTCCAGCTAAAATGGTCCTCGATTTGATGCGTGGACCTGAAGCTGTAAGCAGCAAGCCTCAAGCTTCAAGCTTGACAGCTAATAAAGGATACTGTAGGATGGATTTAGAAAGGATAAATTATGGACAATGAACAATTAAAAAGAATAGCGGATGCATTAGAAGAAGTGCTTCGACTGGTAAAGAAGGACCAGGAAGAGGCTAAAAAAAGATGGGAGAAAGATGATGAATGAAGGAATGCAAAACTTAAAAGAAATAGAAGACTTAAAAAACAAATTAAAAAATAGATATTCTATTTCACAAATATTAGAAGCATGGCAAGCCGCTTATGGTGAAGACATGACTCAAGAATACCCAGGTTTTATTCAGAGACTATCTGAAGAGAACGCTTCGTAAGCCAGTGACCCTGGTAAAGGTTCGGATAAAAAAAATGACGGAGCCCGGACAAAATAAAGCGACAAGCTTCAAGCGACAAGCAACAAGCTTGACAACTGGTCCAGGATATAGTAGGATGAGTTTATAAAGGAGAAATACATATGACTAAAAAAACATTAAAAAAAGAATACCAGCCAGGTGGTGAGAAGCGTTATGTAATCCTGGAGAAAGCGGTTGCGTACCTGAAGGACCCAAGGTTCGGCCTGCAAGGCGACAAGATGAACTTCTTGATGAACGAGCTGGGACTCTCTGGAGATGAGTATCTGCAATGTCTGAACGACGCGGCGGGCGGAGACTGCTGGCAATCATGAGTAATCGAGGCGGGCCCGAAAGGGCCCGAATCTTAATTAACCATTGGCGCTGGTTAGAAGCGAACGGCTACAAGCAACAAGCGGCAAGCTGCAAGCAGCAAGCGGCAAGCTTGACAAGACGATTGTATTGTGTTATAGGAGAATCAAGGAGAAATAAACATGACTAAAAAACAAATAACTATATATTGGGGCAGCAGTAAACAAAAAAAGAAAACATATAAATTTAAAACAGAAGAACAGCTCAAGTATTTTATGATGGGCGTTGATGAAGCGGAGGGCTGGTTATCTTATGAAATCAAGTGAAGCATGGGAAATAGTCGGAGGGCTAAGTAAGCCCTCTAAAATGCCTGGATGGTCAATAGGTTTACCTGCCAAAGAGTGCAAGACTGGCAGCAAGCTTAGGTTAATACCTGAATCAGTTTGTAATAATTGTTACGCGCTCAAGGGCTGTTACGTCTTCAAGGTTGTTCAGGATGCACAGTACAGAAGACTGGAAGCAACGAAGAGCCCGCAATGGGTTACAGCGATGGCTCACCTTATTAACAGCAAGAAGCCCGATGTCTTCAGATGGCACGACTCAGGAGATGTACAAGATTTAAATCATTTAAATAAAATTTATGAAGTATGTAGGTTAACACCTACAAAAAAGCATTGGATGCCGACTCGTGAAGCATGGATTAAGGACCATCTTCAGGACAAGCCAAACAATTTAGTCATAAGGTTCAGTGCGCCCATGGTTGACCAGCGGGCGCCTGCTTCCTGGCCTAACAGTTCGGAGGTTGTTAACAGCAACGCCAGCTGCCCGGCCCCTAAACAAAACAATGAGTGCAAAGACTGTAGACAATGCTGGGACGCCTCAATTAAGACAGTTTCATATGGTAA